CAATGGATAGCAAACTGGACGCCGTATGGTTACAGGGCGGTCAGGAACGGCAAAAAAGACAAGCATCTGGAGATCGTGCCGGAAGAGGCCGAGGTTGTAAAAAGCATATATAATTTATATCAACAGGGCAAAACGCCGCACCAGATCGCCCGCCAGCTGACGGAACAGGGCATCAAGCCGCCCCGCAATGCCGAGCAATGGCACAAAAGCACAATAACCAGGATATTACAAAACCCGGTTTATATCGGCAAAATCAGGTGGCAAAAGTCCACCACGGTCCGACAGCTTGCCGATGACGGCAGCGCCGTCAAGCGCCGCATCAAATCCCAGAATCCTGTCATCGTAGACGGAAAACACGCCGCCATAATTCCAGAGGCCGAGTTTAACTCAATACAAGGCACCTTCTCTGCATTTTGCCCCATAGGGGAGGGCAGGGATATGGTCAACCCACTAGCGGGGCTTATACGCTGTTCTAAGTGCCATAGAGCGATGGTCTATGTTTCGCCGTCCAGGAAAGCACCACGGGCCAAATACTCCCACAAGAACGCCATCAACTGCCAGCAACAAAGCGCCGACGCTGAACAAGTGCTGAAAAGTGTGATCCAGGGGCTGCAAAATGCATTGAAAAATGTGGAAGTCAAGGCGGCGCAACAGGAACAGGACAACACCGCCGACAAGGTTAAGCAATTAACCAACCAGCTGAACAGGGAACAGGCAAAGCTAAAACGAATCTATGAATCCTACGAGAACGGAATATACAGTCCCGATGAATTTTTATCCAGACGGCAACAGGCCCAAAGTGCAATCGCCAAAGTGCAAAGCGCCATCGACGCGGTCAACGCAATTGCACCAAAGTCAACCACGGTTGACCAAATTAGGCAACTCCATGATGTAATTGCTATGCTAGGGGATAACTCAATAGCCGCAAAGGAAAGAAACAGATTCGCAAAGTCAATAATCCGCAACATCTGGTACAACAACGACGGCGACGGTTTAACGCTGGAGATCGAGACGCTGTAACAAAGCCCGGTAACATGGCGCAAACGTTCTTATGTTTGCCGCATGATGCCGGCAATAGGTGACCCACAACTAACCCACAAGTGACCCACAACAGGCACAACAAAGCCGGGGCAATATAGCGGATCTTCTCCAGCAATTACAGCAAAAGTGTAACTACTGGAGAGAATAGGCAATAACAAAGCCGGGGCTATTGCCCCGGCCCTTTTTTATTCCATGCTTGCCAACATCTCCCGGCGGTCAATCTCCGCCTTTATCTCCGCCAGCGTTCCACCAAAGTAACACCACACCAGCGGGGTATCATATCCGAGCCGGTAACAGGCCAGGACCCCGAGCGGATCGTGGGCAATTCGCCAGCCCTTGTAGTTAATATGCCATGCCATGTCAATTTTCCCCCTTTTCCTTTTCCGTCTCGATCAACAGGCGCAAGGCCCGCTTGATTTCGGCTTGTGTGGACTTCCCATCAAGGTACTGCAATATGTCGGCATCAGTGCCCCTTTGCAGTCTTGCGTTTATCATTACGGTATTTGCTTTTTTCCAAGCTTTTTCAGCATCGGACACGGGCATTTTCAAAGCCTCCTTGGTGTCGTTTGCCCCCAGTTTAACACCGTTCTCTTTCTGCGTCAATTCAATTCGCCTCCAATCAAGTATATTCCAGACGCTCGGTCATGTTCTGCAATGCGTTCCAGAGGACGCGCCAATAATCGGAGTTGTATTTGTTCTCGGCCATTGCCTTAAGCTGGTAAACCGCTTCTTTCAGCTCGTATTCAATGCGGCTCCCTTCATCGCATGAGCAATCGGTAAAACTGCAAAGCCGGTTTGCTATCTCGCTGGGGTAGTATTCTTCACTCCTGCCAGGAATAAACTTGTTCATCTCATTAGCTGCGATCATGTTATATACTCCCTTCTTCATCGTGAGGCGGTAGACATCTTGTTTTATGCTTCCCAGGTCTTGACGCCGGCGGTGCGGCAGTCGATCAAGCGCCGGAATTTATCGCGGCCCTCGCTGGACTCAAAGCACCGGGTATGGACGGCGCCAGGGGTATGCCAGGAGATATAAAAGCGGGTCATGTTCATTTCCTTTCTGCCCGTCTGGGCTTCCGTGCCGCTCGGGGCGGCGTTGTGCTTGGGTCTTACCCTTTCGACGGTGCCATCATAGCACAGGGGGTCTTACCCTGTCAAGGGGTCTTACCCCGTTTCTACGTATTGCACAAACCGAGCCAAGCCGGGAGGCGGTGAAGGTGTGCAAGCTGCACAAGAATCGGTCGCGCTCCACCCCAGATCCACGCCCAGGAGGGGGAGGGGAGGCCCTGCCGGAGGTCTGCCGGAGGGGAGGAGACCACGCACCCAGGCGGAGACCGCCGCCAGCTCTGGCCAGGTTGGGGAGGAGGTGCCAGCCCTGCGCCAGCTGCGCCAGCCCTGCCGCCAGTTTCCAAATAGTAACTACCCATACTGTATATATACAGTTAGAGGGACGCGCTGCGCCTCTGTTCTCCCTGTCTCCTAACTAGTTACTATATAAGTAGGTATACTGTTTGCCCCTCCGCCTCCCGTGCCAACTGTTGGTCTAACTAGTAGATACATATATAATCATACAGTTAGAGAGGGGAGGATGTATAAATACCCCTCCCCCGTATTTTCCTTTGATTAACTCTGTTAATTAATTCCCCTGCTGCCCGCCCCGGACCCCGCCGCCGTGGAAAGTTGATTGACGGGAGCCGTGATCTGTGATATATACGGATTGTAATCACGAAAGACGGCAAATGTCGTATAATATTTATTGTCGGAAATTTTCGGACGGTAGAATGCGGGTTTGCGGACACGGGAATGCGGATCGCGGTATACGTTCTGTATTCTGTCCGCCAATTGGAGACGCCCCGCCCCGCGCGGGCCTTTTACCCCGCCGCCGCGCGTGGTGCCCCCGGCAGCGCAAGGGCACGGGCCGACCCGGATAAAAAAAGGACCCCACCCGGAAAAATGGGGGAGGGTCTATAATTAGTATATATATATATTCTCCATACGTTTCAGAGGAGCCTATAAGTTTTAGGTCTATATAGGCATAGGGGGTAGGGGAAAAACAAGGGGTACCCTTCCAGAAAATCCAGTCTGAAAAAAACAATAGGTCCCTGTAGAACTCAGGGTTACATAACATTGGTAGGCAAACTGCTGATGGGGGAATCCCTCATTGGAGTTGCGAGGGGAGAGAGCATCTCCCCTATACGGAAGGGATGGTTCCCTGTTGCAGTTCGATTCTGCGTCCTTCCACCATCTTTTTTTAATCCCATTGTCAACTTGTTATGTCTACTAAGGTTAACGATTAAGGGAGAGACGTTTGAAAGTCATCAAACACAACCTTGGGGACATCGACCATGCATTCATCCTGCCGTTGGCGGACTTGCATCTCGGTGATCCCCACAGTGACTTTGCCAAGATCCAGGAGTGGTTGGAGTACATCAAAGGGCACGACGATGTGTACTGCATCCTGAACGGCGACCTGATGGACACTGCGATAGCTACGAGCATTGGAGATACTTATGGGGCATCGCTCCAGCCGATGGAGCAGCTGCGGCAGTGCGTGACTTTGTTTGAGCCTATCAAGGACAAAGTGTTGGCGGTGCTGCCTGGGAACCATGAAAGCCGCATTTACAAAAGTGTGGGTTTGGATTTGACGGAGACGATGTGCGCCCAGCTTGGGATTCAGGAGCGGTACTCCCCTGCTTCGGCATTGCTGTTTGTTAGGCTTGGTTCTGATTCCGGCGTAGGGCGCAGGCATCGGCCTGTACTGTACACCATTTACTGCGTTCACGGTTCCGGGGGCGGCAGGAAGGAGGGCGGCAAACTTCAAAGGCTGGTTGATCTTTCTGCTATTTGTGATGCTGACATTTATGTCCACTCGCACACCCACCTCCCGGCCATAGCGAAGACGGGGTACTTCCGGGTGAGCAGCTCCAACAGTACTGTCCAGAGAGTAGACAAACTATTCATCAACACCTCCAGCGCCATCGAGTACGGCGGATATGGAGAAGTACAGAGCTTCAAACCCTCCAGCACGGACACGCCCCTGATCCGGCTGGACGGAACGAAAAAGCGGGCAACGGCGGCACTCTAGGGGGTGGATAAATGGCCAAGGCACGGAAGACGGGGAAGAAAGACTTTCTTTGGAATCCGGGCGAAGTCAATGACAAGCAGCAGAAGTTTTTGGATTCTACTGCGATGTTCACTTGCTATGGCGGAGCGAAGGGCGGCGGCAAGTCGCACATCATCCGCATCAAGGCCATCGGCGGCGCTTTGTTCAATCCCGGCATCAGCATCCTGATGATGCGTAAGACCTACAACGAATTGGAGGAGAACCTGATCCGTCCGATTCTGAAGGAGCTTGCGCCTGATTTGTTCTCCTACAATGCCACGACACACCTGATGACCTTTGAGAACGGCTCGACCATCAAGTTTGGTCACTGGGCCGGTGACGAGTCAGAGCATGAGTACAACGGCTTGCAGTATGACTGGATCTTCATTGACGAGGCGACCCAGTTCACTGAACGGTCATTCAACTTCCTTGGCGGTTGTATGCGTGGTACTTCGCCGTATCCCAAGAGAATGTACCTGACGTGCAACCCCGGCGGCGTGGGCCATGCTTGGGTGAAGCGGCTTTTTATCGACCGGGACTACCACAGATTCCCGGATGATCCTGAGCGAGACGAACACCCGGAGAACTACGAATTCATCTTTGCCACGGTTGAGGACAACAAATGGCTTTTGGAGTCCTCCCCCATGTACCTGAAGAATCTGGCGAGTATGCCGGATGACCTGCGCCGTGCGTACCGTTACGGCGACTGGGATGCCATCGGCGGCAACTACTTCCCGGAGTTCAAGGATAACAAGCACACTACACGGCCCTTCAGGATCCCGGACCATTGGCCCCGGTTTCGGTCATTTGACTACGGCCTTGACTTGTTTGTCTGCCTCTGGTGGGCGATTGACGAGGACGGGCGGTGCTGGTGCTACCGAAGCTATGAGCATGAGAAGCTGATTGTCAAGGAGGCGGCAAAGGCCATCCTTGAACACACGCTGCCGAACGAGAAGATTATTGCCACCTACGCCCCGCCGGATATGTGGAACCGGCAAAAGGACACGGGCAAGACCATGGCGGAGATCTTCCTCCTGAACGGCATCAACGTGGTGAAGACGGACAACAACCGCGTCCAGGGCCATATGCTGATGAAGGACATGATGTCCCCCATCGAACTGCACGATGTTGCCATCAAGTCGATGTACAAGGGCAAGCCCCCTGACAAGCTGCCGGGATTCATCGTGTTCAACACCTGCGACAAATTGATTTCCGACATCAAGTCCATCCAGGCGGATGACAAGAACCCGAACGACTGCGCCAAGGAACCGCACGACATCACGCATACCGTTGATGCTTGCAGATACTTCCTTGTGACGCGGACCTTGAAAGCAGAAGCCCAGCTGCCGATGGAGGAAGAGGAAGACGATGGCCAGCGCATCGAGTCCTATGAGGAATTCATGTGCGGCACGGGAGACGGGAACTACTTGGTATGAGCGAGATTAAACCCAATAAGGAATTCATGAACAAGGGCGGACGGCCCCGGAAACTTGAGACTGTCGATGACTTCCGGCGCGGCGTCTACGCCTACCACGCCAAGTGCGAAGCTGAGAACAACGGCGAGGGCGTGTTCCCGGATCTTGCGGGACTGCGTCTGTATCTGAAACTCAGCAAGGCGGACATCAAAGCCATGAGCGAGGGCGACAGCGAGTACGCCCAGGGGATTCGTGCCGTACTGGACGAGTCTCAGGATATGCGGGAATCATGGCTTGCCCGGAAGATGACGAGCGACAACAAGCGGGCCATTGGCTGTCTGAACGCATTGAAGCAGCCGGAGAACGGCGGCTACATCGACAAGCCGGTGGACACCGGGGAGAAGACCCTGACGATCAACGTCGCCGGAATCAAGGGCGGCGCAAAGGCTTTCAAGTAGGAGGACTTATGCAGTACATCCTTTATTCCATCATCATCCTGTTTGTCGGGGCGTACTACGCCAAGACGGTGAAGAAGCTCCATGAGCAGGAGGACAGAATCATCCATCTGACTGCCGAAGTCGGGAGACTGAAAGACCGCCTGGAAGAAGAGGCGGCGGTGGACCTGACCGACTATGAAAAGATGATCCAGCAGGGCGTTGAGAATCTGATGGGCTACAGCATTGAAGCGGCGATGAAATCGAAGGGGGATAAGCGTTGAGAAACAGAAAGCGGGACCGGGAAGAGTGGCGCAGGAAACGCCGGGATTTCCCAGCAAGTGCTGGAATCCAGGGGCTGTTCGGTGACTCGAATATGCCAGACATTGTCTCCGGCTGGGCACTATACGAGGATGCGCTAATCTTCAACACATCAATCAACCTTAACGAAACGGTTAGGGTGAACGAAAACTTCTATATCGGTAAATAGCTTGCCGATGTAAAATCCCGGAAAAAATCTGGAAACCTAAACGAGACAAAACATCTAATGGAGGATGAATAATGATTGACTTAGTTGGCGAAAAGTACGGACGCCTGACCGTGGTTGAGTTTGTCAAGCTGGAGAACCACAAGACATATTGGAAATGTGTTTGTGACTGCGGCCTGACGGTGATAGCCAAGGGGAACAATCTCCGAAGCGGGAACACGAAGTCCTGCGGATGCCTGCACCGCGAAAAAGTCGCAGAGATTGGCATAGCGAACAAAACCCACGGTGAGGGTCACGACAACCGCACACGCCTGTACAACATCTGGTGCGGGATGCGGCAGAGATGCAACAACCCGAACCACCACGCATGGAACCTCTACGGAGGCAAGGGCGTGACGCTGTGCGATGAGTGGAACGATTACACGGTCTTCAAGGAATGGGCGATGGCAAACGGCTACGCAGACAACTTGAGCATCGACCGAATCGACCCAAGCAAGGGCTATTGCCCGGAGAACTGCCGGTGGTTAACTCCTAGTGAGAACACGGCAAGAGCCAACAAGAATCATACAACTCGCAAGGTAATCAGAGGTGAAGGCGTCGCAAAGCAACGCCAGCCGCAACGCATAGAGGGTGAAAAGATATAATCCCTCCACGAGGCCGGGACACCCCACGGGGTGAAAAGATATGCTGACCTCATGGGAAACCATGAGAACTATCGGATAAAAAGCCGGTAGGGTAACAAAGTGAAGCAATGGGAGGGCGTTGAGTCCAACGGTCTTCCGACCCCTGTCTTTAACTTCCTGAAGCGTGTCGTGGGCTTCATCGTGGCCACCATCACCACGGACAACATCCGGGTGAACGCCACGCCCCTGGCCTCGACCGCAAACACGGAAGAGCTTGTCGAGCCTGCCCGAATCGTCAACGAAGAGTTTGAGACCCTGGCGGAGCAGAACAAGATCCCGTCCCTGATGCGTGAGTTTGCGAGAAACGCCGCCGTGGACGGCGACGGATGCCTCTATACCTACTGGGATCCCGATGTGGAGACCGGCGAAGAGGGCAAGAAGGGCCAGATCAAGACGGAGCTGGTGGAGAACACCAGAGTCTTCTTCGGCAATCCCAACGACCGCCGGGTGCAGTGCCA